CATTTAACCTTGCAGATTCTATTGACTCCGTAGCAATGACAACATTGCGTGGCGGAAGCAACGTAATCTACTCAGGTTCAACTGCAACTTCAACAGCAACAATTACTGCTGCTGCAACAATTTCATCTGCAAACCTACGCAAGGCTGTAGCCAAGTTACGTGCTAACAAGGCTGTTGCTCGTAAGGGTAGCCTATACTGGTGTGGTATCCACCCAGAAGTTTCACACGATCTTCGTGCTGAGACAGGTTCTGCAGGATGGTTGCTTCCTAACCAATACGGCTCTGCACAAGACCGTATCTGGGCTGGAGAAATCGGAACATACGAGGGTGCATACTTCGTAGAGTCTCCACGTCTATACAACGCAACAGATGGTTCTTCATCTGCTCGTGTATACCGCACAATCCTAGCAGGACAGCAAGCATTGGCTGAGGCAGTTGCCGAAGAGCCACACGTAGTTATCGGACCAGTAGTTGACCGCTTGATGCGTCACCGCCCAATGGGTTGGTACGGCGTATTAGGATTTGCACGCTACCGCGAAGAGGCACTATACAGAATCGAATCAGGTTCTTCAATCGCTTAGTTGATTGACGGTAAGACACTGTTTATACGGCGAATACGTTGCAGTGTCTTACAGTAAGTTCATTAAGGAGAACAATGGCAGATTATACATTTACAACACCAGTTGTAGAAGAAGCACCTATTGGAAAACATAGACTGTTTTATTTCTATAAACTAGATAAAGGTGTAAGCATTGCCAAAAGTGGCGGAACTTATTCTAAAGTAAGATATATACTAGATGAAGATATAGCCGACTATGATGAATTTTATCGTGGTGGATATGAACATACAGTAGATGATACTACAAAGGCTGCATTAATAGCAGCAGGTTTAGGAATTACTGAGGCTAACTTTACAGCAGTATAGGGGACAAATGAAACACTGGGAACATCATCCAGAACCAATTGATGGATGTTTTGGATGCAAGGGTTTAAGTCTTCAGATGAATACTGGAGATGCTAAAAGAGATATACCAGATAAGAAATGGAACTCTGAGTTACAGGCATATAGAGATGCTAGAGCACAGGGGATACAACCAGCAGGAACAACTATGCGTCACGTACAGGAAGCGCATAAAGCATCAGAGATTTTAGGCAAAGCGTATAATGCGGACACTATGCCTAAGACTAAAGATATAACTCAAAAAGCCGCAGCCGTAATGAAAGAGATAGGACAAATCTAATGCCAAAAGTAGGAAAGAAGAAGTTCCCATATACCGCCAAAGGCAAGAAGGCTGCAAAGGCTTATGCTAAGGGTGAGAAGATGGAATCAAAAGCAGAAAAGATGATGGAAATGCGTAAGGGTATGAAGAAGATGGGCAAGAAGAAGTAATATGAATACCCCTAAGCCAAAGCCTAAACCATATAAGAGCGACACTAAAAAACCAGCCCCTTATAAAGGTGATACCAAAAAGCCTAAACCTTATACCGGTGAGGCGGCAAAGAAAAAATATCAGGAAGAAATATCTCCTGACGGTATGGCTGCAGCCGAGGCTGCTGCTAGAAAAGCAATTGAAGACAAGTATCCAGGAATGTATATACCTGAAACTCGTATTGCTCGTAGACCAGGGACAAGATAATAATGAAAAAATCAGCAGCAAAGAAAAAGATTTCCAAGGTTATGAAAGAGTATAAGGCTGGAACTCTTAACATTGGTAAGTCAAAGAAGATGGTAAAGTCTAAGAAGCAGGCAGTTGCTATTGCCCTATCTCAGGCTGGAATGTCAAAGAAGAAAAAGTAATGTCATCGGGTCAACGTAAGCGTCACGACGGTTGGAATAAATCAATTATGCGGGACGGTGTAATTGTTATTCTTCGGAAGGATGGGTCGGAAAAAGTCCGCCTTGACCCTAAGACAAAAGAAGTAGTTAAGGGGAGCAAGTGAAAGATTCAAGATTAAAGAGAGCGGGAGTATCTGGTTTTAACAAACCAAAACGTACTCCTAATCATCCAACCAAGTCACACGTAGTAGTGGCTAAAGAAGGTAGTCAAGTAAAGACTATTCGATTTGGACAGCAAGGTGTAACTGGGGATAGAAAACCTACTGCTAGACAAAAATCATTTAAAGCACGTCACGCTAAGAATATTGCTAAAGGCAAAATGTCTGCAGCGTACTGGGCAGACAAGGTTAAATGGTAATGTCTTATACTAATCCTGAACTTAGGAATCGTATTAAGAATCGTATTATGGCCAGTTCTAAAGGCGGCAAGCCTGGACAATGGTCTGCTCGTAAAGCCCAACTTGTAGCACTGGAATATAAAAAGTCCGGTGGTGGTTATTCAGGTAGTAAGAGTGGCAAGCAAAAGTCTTTATCTAAATGGACAAAAGAAGAGTGGGGCACCAAGTCTGGCAAACCTAGCACTCAGGGCAAGAAGGCTACTGGCGAAAGATACTTACCTAAGAAAGCAAGAGAAGCATTATCCTCATCTGAATATGCAGCAACTAGTAAGGCTAAGCGTGAGGGTATGAAAAAAGGTAAGCAGTTTGTAAAGCAACCTAAATCAATAGCAAAGAAGACAGCAAAGTACAGATAGGGACACTGGGGACTATGAGCAATAAAGATTCTGTAGCACTAGTATGGTGTGATAACGGAATGGTAGATGGCAAGTTTATGCAAGGCGTAGCAGATGTAATGCTAAAGTCTGGCGTAGAATTTGCTACATCACTACGAAGTCAAGGCAATCAAATTGCTAGACAAAGACAGACAGTAGTTGACTACTGGTATGACAAGACTGATTATGAATGGCTACTATGGGTAGACTCAGATGTAGTAATTAGTCCAGAGAAGTTTAGATTATTATGGGATAACAAGGATGCTAAAGAACGTCCTCTAGTTACTGGAGTATATTTTACTACAGATAATCCTGAGGAACCTTTAATGATTCCAATGCCTACAGTATTTAGTTTTGTTAACGATGGAGATGGTGGCTTTGGATTATCCAGAGTACATCCACTACCTGAGAATAAACTGATTAAGGTAGATGCTGCAGGGTTTGGATTTATCCTAATGCACCGCAGCGTAGTTGAGAAGGTAAGAACCGTAGCACCAGATGGACAGGTGTTTATGGAGATGGGTAGAGGAACTAAGTTTATAGGCGAAGATATATTCTTCTTTGCACTATGCGATAAGGCAGAAGTTCCACTCTATTGCCACACAGGAGCCACTGCTCCACATATGAAACGTTTTTCATTTGATGAACATTATTACAAAGCATTCTTTGGTAAACCCAAGGAAGAGCCTAAGTCAAAACTTATCACCCCTGATAAGAAAATCATTACACCTAGATAGGATAAACAATGGCACTTGGTAAAGCAGGTAGTAGTTTAACCGCAGAACTTAATCGTCTTGCTGGTACAACTGGATTAGATGAGCAAGGGGCAGCAAATGCCTATGCTAGCACTACTGGACTTGCCACTGTTGGTGCTTTAAATATCAAGGCTGAGGCTAATAGAACAAGAGATAAGTTTAAAGATATTGATGGAATCTGCAATGAACTTGCAGGCACTACTGGCCTAGCAGCACCTGCTGCATTACGGAGTATCAACGCCTAATGACAACTACATTAACAGATTTAATCAATGAGGTTCAGATTAACCTTGCTGGATATACTTACCAACAAGATAGAGCAACTCACTTAACTAGTGCAGTGACTACTCTAACATCACCATCTACATCTCCTACTGTATTATCTTTAGGCTCTACTGAAAACCTTGGTAAAGGTGTAGTTGAGATTGATGAAGAGTTGTTGTGGGTAGATTCATTTGACCGTGTTGCTAACACAGCAACTGTATCCCCTTATGGTCGTGGCTATCTAGGTACTACTGCTGCTACACACACAGCAGATACTAAGGTTACCATCTCACCTACATTCCCACGTTATGTAATTAAGAAGGCTATCAACGATACTATCAATGCTGCTGGCTCTAGCATATTTGCAGTTAATGTAACTACCTTTACATTTAATGCTGCTCAAACAACCTATGATTTTGATGGATTAAATATCCAAAACATTCTTTCAATTATGTGGCAATCAGTTGGTCCATCACTTGAATGGATTCCTGTTCGTCGCTGGTCTTGGGATTCTAAAGCAGATGCTACAGCATTTGGTGCTACTTCCCAAACAGTAACCATTGGAGATTATATTACTCCTGGCAGAACTGTTAAGGTTGTATATGCTACTGACCCAGTTCCATTCACTACTAATGCTCAAGACTTCGCAACACAAACTGGACTACCAAACTCTTGTAAAGATGTAATTGTATTGGGTGCTTCTTATCGTTTGCTTACTTACCTTGACCCTGCACGTGCTGCTCAAGTTAGCCCACAGGCAGATGAGACAGATAGCAAACGTCCTTATGGTGCTTCACAAACTGCAACAAAACAACTATACGCCCTATATACACAACGCTTAAATGAGGAAACTCAAAGACAGCAAACTGCATATCCAATCCGCGTCCACTACAGCCGATAGGTAAATAAATGACAACACGTAAATACTCCTCACGCTCACAACAGACCACATTATCTGGAGCGTTAACTTCCTCTGGTACTTCAGCAACCGTTGTATCAGGAACCTCATTATTAGGTGGTGCCACAATATCTGCTGGCCAAACCTTTACGGTGGTGATTGACCCAGATACAGCGCTTGAAGAAATTGTAGATGTAACGGCGGTCTCAACTAACACACTTACTATTACTCGTGGTATCGATGGTTCAACTGGTGTAGCCCACTCTGCTGGTGCTGTAGTGCGCCATATGGCAATTGGTCGAGATTACCGTGAGTCTAATCAACACGTTGAGAATACTACAACTGCACACGGATTAACTATTGCCGATGTAGTAACAACTACAAATACAAAGACTTTAACTAACAAGACAATTAGTGCAGCAGACAATACACTTACTGGTGTAGCAACTCTGACTGGCACACAGACATTAACCAACAAGACTTTAACTAGCCCAACGATTACTGGTACTGGTGCTATTGCAGGTACCTTTACAGGTAACCTTACAGGTAACGTAACTGGTAACGTATCTGGAACTGCAGGTAGTGCAACAGGTAATGCTGCTACTGCAACTGCTTTACAGACAGCCCGTAACTTCCAATTAACTGGAGATGTAGAAGCATCTGCCGTATCCTTTGATGGTACTGGCAACGTAAGCCTAACTACTGTTATTGGTACAGGTGCTATTGTTAACGCAGATGTTAATGCATCTGCTGCTATTGCTTATAGCAAGTTAGCCCTGACTGGTGGAATAGTAAACACAGATATTTCTAATACTGCTGCTATCTCATTAGGCAAGTTGGCAACTGACCCACTAGCCCGTGCTAACCACACAGGTACTCAAGCAGCATCAACTATCTCTGATTTTGATACACAGGTAAGAACATCTCGCCTAGACCAGATGGCTGCGCCTACTGGCTCAGTATCTGTTAATAGCCAGAAGATTACTAACCTTGCCACACCTACATCTAATACAGATGCTTCAACTAAACTGTATGTAGATACATCTATTAACAACCTTATTGATGGTGCTCCATCTACATTAGATACTCTTAATGAAATCGCTGCTGCTCTTAATGACACAGCCAACTTTTCAGATACAGTAGTGCTAAAGGCTGGCTCTACAATGACTGGTGCCCTGACATTATCAGGTGCTCCTACTGTAGACCTACACGCTGCTACTAAGGCATATGTAGATAACGTGGCTGGTTCTGCTACCGCTGCTGCAGCCTCTGCTGCTGCTGCTGCGACAACCTATGACAACTTTGATGACAGATACTTAGGCGCTAAGTCAACTGCTCCATCCGTAGACAATGATGGTAATGCTCTTATCACTGGTGCTCTATATTGGAACTCAGTATCTAATACTATGTTTGCTTGGTCAGGTTCTGCTTGGGGTTCTATTTCCTCAACTGCAGAAATTTATCGCTATAAGTATGTAGCAACTGGTGGAGAAACTTCAGTATCAGGTTCTGATGCTAATGGTCTAACACTTTCATACATTGCTGGTAAAGAGCAGGTATATCTAAATGGTGTTCTATTAGTTCGTGGTACAGATTACACAGCATCTAATGGTTCAAGCATTACTGGACTTACCGCTCTTGCTGCATCTGACATATTAGAGATAATTACATTTACCGCATTTGATTTAGCAACATCAATCTCTAATGCATTGTTTGATGCTAAAGGTGATATACTAGTAGCAACTGCTGCAGATACACCAGGCAAACTAACAGTAGGAATAGATGGACAATATTTACAAGCCGATTCAAGTACAGCAACTGGACTTAAGTGGGCAGCAGTAGACGTAGCAGCAATCGAAAACAACTATATACTCGCTCTTATGGGCGCAATCTAAGGAAGGTAGTAACTAATGGCTACAACAAGTAAGGTGCTCTTTCGTGGAGCAGCGTCAACATCAAGCACAACACTATACACAGTACCAACTACATCAACTACTACAGTAGTAACTAATGCTGTGGTTGCTAATACAGCAGCATCATCAGCATCATTTGACTTATCAATAGATGGTGTTCAAATTGCTAATGACGTAGTGGTAGCAGCAAATGACACATTAGTCATTGACCTTAAGCAGGTAATTCCTGCAAACGCTACCCCTAAAACGATTACGGGTTTAGCCTCAGCAACAACTGTTAACTTTCACATTTCAGGAGTGGAGATAGTCTAGTGGCTATTCGTAACTTTAAATCATCTTCTATTAAAACTGGAACCTCAAGAACTACTATGTGGGACCAAGTTTCTACTCAAACATTATCTATTGACTACCTTGTTGTTGCGGGAGGCGGTAGCGGTGGTGGTGAAAGAGCAGGCGGTGGTGGAGGTGCTGGCGGTTTACGTTCTTCCGTTACTGCAACTGGTGGCGGTGGGTCATTAGAAACTGCTTTGACTTTGGCATTGAATACCGCTTACACAGTTACTGTAGGCGCAGGTGGTGCAAGAAGAGATGGAGCAGGCGCAGGTCGTGGTAATGCTGGTTCTAATTCTATATTTTCAACCATTACTTCAATTGGTGGTGCTGGAGGTGGAGCATCTAACGTTAATGGTGGTGATGGTGGTTCAGGTGGAGGTGCAGGCGCAGCATTGACTCCTTCAAGTCCAGGTAATGGAACAACCAATCAAGGATTTGGTGGTGGCGTTGGTCACGATGGTGCTGCAACAGTAACAGTAGCAGGCGGAGGCGGCGGTGCTGGTTCGGTTGGAGCAGCATTTGTTACTACTGGAATAAATGCATCAGGAGGTGCTGGCGGTGCTGGTGTGGCAACATCAATAACTGGCTCATCTGTAACTTATGCAGGCGGTGGCGGTGGCGGAACTGATAGAGGTGGCGGTGCTGGCAGTGGTTCAGGCGGAGTAGGTGGAAGCAATATTGGTGGTAATGGTGGAACTTGGAATGTATCAGCACCAACCGTAGGCACAATAAATACTGGTTCAGGTGGTGGTGGTTCTTCCCAATCACATCCTGATGCTAATTCATTTGGCGCAGCAGGTGGTTCAGGAATTGTAATAGCCCGATACTCTGGTACGGAACAACAAGCAACTGGTGGAGAAATTACTTTTTCAGGTGGAAACACAATTCATACATTTAGAACATCAGGAACTTTTAATACTACTAAATCTGCTTCAAGTTCAAAAGCAACTGGTGGATATGTAACTACTGACGGAACATATTATTATCATACTTTTGTTTCATCAGGAACATTTACTCCAACTCAATCAATTACTGCTCATTACTTAGTAGTTGCAGGTGGAGGCGGGGGTGGACAAGGTGCTGGTGGTGCTGGTGGTTACCGTACAACAGTAGGAACAACTGGTGGTGGAGGAAGCGCAGAATCTACTTTATCTTTAACAGCGCAAGCATACACAGTTACTATTGGCGCTGGCGGTGCTGCTTCTACATCAGGCAGTAATGGAAGTAATGGTTCTGATTCAGTATTTTCTACTATCACTTCTACAGGTGGTGGTGGAGGTGGTGGTGTTAACGGTTTAAGCAGCACTCAAAATAATGGTTCTTCAGGTGGTTCAGGCGGCGGTGGCGCTGTTTGGAGCGCTGACACAACAGGAGGCGCTGGTACTACTAACCAAGGATATGCAGGTGGTGCTGGTGATACTACATCAGGCGTTGGCTCTGCAGCAGGTGGTGGCGGTGGCGCAGGAGGCGCTGGAGGCGCAGGTACACCTTCAGGAGGTCTTCTTGGACTTGGCGGTAGTGGTTCTAACTCTGCTTCTGCATTAGCAACTGCAACCAATACTGGTATTAGTGGATACTATGCTGGTGGTGGTGGTAGAAATCCTAATGGTGGTGGTGGAATTTCTAGTTCAGTATTAAATATTTCTGGTGCTACAGGTGGTGCTAACACAGGCGGTGGCGGTGGTGGTGGATTAACTGATACTACTTACGTAAGTTTAGGTGGTGCGGGTGGTTCAGGAATAGTAATCGTAAGATACGCAGTCTAACAAAGGGGACAAAATGAAAAACAATGTAAGCAAAATCAAAGAAGAAAAACTGACTCAATGCTTTAGTTATGAAGTAACTATGTTAGTTCATATTATTGCAGATGATGTTATTGCTGCTAGAACACAACTTGATGAAAAGGGTGGAATAGTAACAAAGCGTGATGTTAAATTAGTAAACACAGAAACTCTCTATGGAGAAGGTAAGGATAAATAAATGGGTCACTATGCAAAAGTAGAAAACGGAATCGTTACGCAAGTAATTGTTGCCGATGGACCAGACTGGTGTGAGAAGAACCTAGGTGGAGAATGGATTCAAACTTCATACAACACTTACGGTGGAGTTCACTCAGGTGGTAAGTTTCCTATCCACAAAAATTATGCAGGCATTGGCTATACCTTTGATGGTATTGGCTTTGCTGCACCTGAGCCATATCCTTCTTGGTCGCTAAACTCTGAAACTTATCTATGGGAAGCACCAACTCCAAAGCCAACTGATGGCAAGTTATACCGTTGGGATGAGCCAACAACTTCTTGGATTGAGGTAGTAATCAATGACTAAAGCAAGAGATATAGCGAGTGCAGCACCTGCACCCTCTACCGTATCAGCAACAGAGTTAGGCTACCTAGATGGTGTCACCTCTGCAGTACAGACACAGTTAGACGCAAAGATAGCAAAGACATTAACTAGTACTACTGGCGATATTATCTATGCCTCATCTGCTAATACCCCTGCTAGATTGGGAATTGGTAGCACAGGAAATGTACTTACTGTGGCATCAGGTATCCCTAGTTGGGCTGCTCCTGCTGGTGGTGGAAAGGTGTTGCAGGTAGTTTATGCAACGACTTCAACTGGAGTAAATGTTGCCACTACAACTTATACAGATACAGGTTTGACCGCAACGATAACTCCCACATCTGCAACTAGCACAATTTTAGTTTTTGTAAATCAACAAGGTTTATCCGCTGCTACTGGTCAAACTCAATTGGGTGCAGGTTTAAGATTATTGCGAGCAGGTTCAGCCGTTTATACTCCTGACAATTCTTTGCATTATGCTCAACAATTTGCAACGGGAACTGGACTTACCAACACCGCTTCAATGATGAGTTTTGCATATCAAGATTCCCCTGCAACTACATCCTCAACAGTTTACAAAGTGCAAGGCGCAACCAATAATACTGCTGGTGGCGGTCAAACTATATTTCAAGAATCATCATCTGCAAGCAATATCGTCTTAATGGAAATAGGTGCATAATGGCTAAACCAAATCAAGTATTGGCAATGTTAATTCCTAATGGTGGTTATGTTCAAGTAGGTGATACCTATGAAGGCATAACATTTTTAGAATGTGAACCAATTACTAAGAAACAATATGAGGATGGCTTTGCACAATATGATGCTTGGAAAGCCGAGCAAGATGCAGTACAGGCAACAGCCAAAGCAGCACTACTAGCACAACTAGGCATTACAGAAGAACAAGCAAAACTTTTACTTTCTTAATTAAGGAGCACTGTGGCTGGTCGTGATATTACCGAAGGTCGTGCCAATCAAGCAATTGCTGTTGATGTTGGTATTGTATCTACAAGCGCATACTGGCAGAATACCTCTGACTCGTATGACGTAGCATTAGGTGGACAACCATTCTTCTATGCTATTAGTGATGCACGCCCATACATTAGGCAGACAGCGCCATACAAGAAGGACCAGTTTGACAATGGTGCAGAGCCAGGTGAGCAATCACTTACTGGCTGGTGGATTAGAAGTCAATCATCCTTTCACGGTGGTTCAGGTATTAAGTTCTATGACCCATCTGCTG